ATCTTTGGGCTTTGACCTATCCAGCTTCCTTAATGACCAACTTTCAAAAATAAAACTAACGAAATGATATACGAAAAAATCTTAAACATAAAAGATATAATAGCTACAAATTTTCTTACATTTGACGATCAAATGGTCCCAGCATTAACCTTTGTCAATCCAAGCAAATACGATGAGAATATTCAAGAGTTTGACAACGTCTGTAAAAAAATAAACGATTCATTGAAATACGAAATTATTTGTGTGGATTCAGATAGTTTTGGAATGAAGTATAAATACGAAATAAAGCCCAATTACTACTACCTTAATGATAAAATTGCTTTTGTATCTAAGGAGTGGTCAATAGAGGAAATGGTAGGTATTATAGAGGAAATAAATAAATAACAATTAAACCATAAAAAAATGAAAGATTATAAAGAATTTAATAAATGGACTTTAGAGGAGTTCAATAGACTTACAGAAGCAGATATTCTGCCCGAAGATAGTTTTCAAGAAATAGTGGATAAGATAGAAAAAGAAGAAATAAACTATTTTTATATATCAATGAATAAAGAAGATGTTTTGGAAGTAATAGAAGCAGAAAAAGAAATTGCAGAAGCCCTAGATGTTAGATTATTATTTATTGATGAAATAGGAATTTACATAGCAACTTATTAACAATTAAAACAAAAAAAATGATAGAAGCACTAAAAGAAACATTCGGGGAAGCACTACCCTTTGTATCAATTATATTATTGGTATTTATATGGGTGGCAGGGTGCCTACTAATGGAAAACAAAATTTCAAACCTTTTTAAAAATTGCAACAAAACTTAATAAAATTGCAACAAAATTGATAACTTTGGGGTACAACCTACCCTATCTTTGCAGAACAATTTATAACAATTAAAATCATAAAAAATGAACACAACAGAAAATAACAAATTATTAGCAGAGTTTATGGGGGTGCGTCATACCGATGATAGCAAATACTTAGAAAACTTAAAAGAAATGAGATCAGAAGGCGTATACTTCGAGCAAGGGTATATGACTAGTGAACTACACTACTACACCGATTGGAATTGGCTTATGGAAGTAGTGGAAAAGATATTAGATATTTCTTTAAACTTAGATACTATGGAAATGTATTATAATATAACAGATAGTATTCCAAGAATAGATCATACATATAATGCTTGTGTAGAATTTGTACAATGGTATAATAAAAATAAATAATTAACACTAAAAATCATAAAAAATGACAAAAATAGAATTAAACGTAGGATTAAAAATAGGTACTTTAGGTATTCTAGACTTTAACAAAACAAAGGCAAGGATTCTTGAATTATATAGTAGCCTACAGGCTGATGATTCAGAGATTTATTTTCAGTATCAAGAAGGAAAGTATCTAAGCGATGGAATAACACAGACAGAACCTACTATGGTGGTGGAGTTATTTGTAGCTTATAGGGAAGATATTGCAGAAGCATTATTAAACACAACAAAGATACTTTGCAAGGAGACTTTTCAAGAGTGCATAGCGTTATTTATAACCTTTCTACATTCAGCCCCTAAAGGAGTGCTGGTATACAATGAAAATTATAGAGGTACTTTCCAAGACTTTGATATGCAGTATTTTTTACCATACAAAAGCCATGTTATCCAATATAACTATTAACCAAAAGAACTTAATATAGCAAAAATTTAAACAATATATGAAAAAAGAAGAATTTAAAATAGCAGTTCAAAATTCAACCTCTATGGTTTGGATGAATATGGTAGACGAACAACTATATAGAATTGTAGGAGTAAATAAAAGCACTTTTGACGATGAAAATTGGAGTGATAAACCTATCCATATTCTTTATGTAGTAGAAGAAGAGTCTGGCTTATCCGTCACCATAAAAGATGAGAATGTTTTTCTTTGTGAAATATCACTAGCTAAAAAATCTTCCCATAAGACTAGAAGGAGATCTGTGTTGAATAAAGAAACAGCCAAAACAGATGAAAGTATTGCTCCTAGTTCAAATAAAATTTCTAACAATTAAAATCATAAAAAATGGAAAAAAGAAATTTAGTTTTAAAAGCAGTTATGGAATATTGCAATGGTTTAGTTCCATTAAGAATGGCTATGCAAGAAGACATGGATACCCTTTTAGTTAACCTTGAAGATATATTATCCGAGCATAACATTACAGAGGAAGAAATAGAAGATATAATTATAGACTTAGTTAAATAAAAAAATATGAAAAACATTAAAGAAAAATTTGAAGCATTAAAAAACAAAATGGAATTATATGACTTGTTTCAGCACGATGATGAAGTAGGTCAAGCACTTCTTGAACTCGAAAGAGAAATCCTAAGCCCCGAGTATGTATATAATATTGCCTTTGGGAGTTCATTGTGTAAGTCTATTGATGAATACGATTACGCAGAATGTGCTAGACTGATTGAAGCAAATAATGGAGATATTATAGGCTATAATAGATTAGAGGATGACGTTGAAGAATTATTACAACATTCAGTTAGTGCAGGGGAGTATTTTATTGTAGACAATGAAGAATTGAAAAAAATTAACTTATTATTAAACAATTAAAAATCATAAAAAATGCACAAATTAGTAAAAAACGCAGATTATACCCTACAAGAAACAAATGTAGGGGAATTACCAAAAAATATGGGTTACTCCAATAATGGGGGTTATACCATGGATAGGTCAGAGTATCATTATCTATTGGAAATGCAAAATAAGTTTGCCCAGCAGACCGAAAATGGTATTATTATCCACGATATAGCAGAGCCTATGGCTACCAATATCAAAGAATATTCTTATTTAATTAAGAAGACCGAAAAAACTATTGAATTATTAGAAAAAATAATTGATGGCATAGAAAAATACCCTTCTTTGGAAAGATGTAATACCATAGTGTATTATAAAGAGACTGGTATTTCTGTAGGAGTGGACAAAGAAAAACAACCCTTTTTGCGAATTGTATCAGAGCCTACCCAATTTACAAGTGAGAAAGCAGAAGAAATTTGTACAAAAGTTACAAACGGACACGGAGATCATCCTATAATGGGTAGCAAACTACAATATAGTGAGGATTTTTTGGCACTATGTAAAAAAGATTTATCAAATTTTCATCTAATTAAAAAAGCAATTATAAATAATGTGGTATGTTATTAGGCTTATGTATGATATTCATTATATTCTTGATAGCTTGTATATTCTCCAAGCTATCAAAATAGTGAGAAAAAATTTAAACAAATTAAAGAAAAAATGATGGTATTTTCCATAAACCCTTTTTGGATTTACATATCATAATTATTAACCAAAAAAAACAATATGAAAAAACAATTTATAGATTACAATAGCAATATTGAAAAGATTAGAACCAGTATTTTGAAAGAATGCTCTGAAATTATGAAGGAGGATAGTAGAATCCTTGTAAGTGAAGAGGATGAAGTATCCATAATAGTAATAGGAGACTGCTATTCCCCCGAAGTAGTAGTGGAGATAGAGAAGCGGGGAGAGGCCATTATTATTTTAACCGAGGATGAGGTAGAGTCAAACCTAGCCGATCTAGAGACCGATGACATGGTGGCAATTTACGAATATATTTATTCCATATTTATAACTAATTAAACTAAAAAAAATGACAACTAAAATATTAACAGACGGCAACACAAATGTAATTCAATTAGGTAACTATGTATTCATCCAGCATAAAAAAAGAGTGGTGCATTGTGAACCCAAAGCATCTTTCAACTTTAATGGATTTGTAGAGGTTAATGGCCTTGACACCGAGCATTTTTCAAATAAATGCCAAGCATACCTATTAAAATTCCAAGAGGAAGATATTTATAACGCTATTTTCAACAAATAATAAACTCTATGCTTAAATTTATATTAAAAAAGTTTGGATTCAGACTAATAGAAGAAAAAACATATAAGGCCGTTAAACGATCTCTTACATATTGCTATGCAAGTATAAACTTTGAATATAAAGGCCTAAGTACCTTTGAAAAAAAGATTCTGAGCAGGTCTGACTTTAAAGAATTGACAAAAATTGCAAAAGACGTAGAATAAATTGCAACAAAAATTAAAGTAATTGCAACAAAATTGATACCTGAGCCTATTAAACTAGTGCTATCTTTGCACTATAATTATTAAACAAAAAAAAATGAATAAAGTAACAATAAACATTCCATTAGATACTACAAAATTAGATGCCACTTCTGTTTCTGAAAAACTAATAGCTAATTCTAACTTTGATGTAAAAAGATTCACAATTAAAAATAATGTATATAGAAAAACTTTCTCTTCTATGTTTGTTGCAGAACTTTTAGTAATAGATCCTAAATTTGATACCATACTAGAAGATGTGCAGGCCGATTATATTCTGGTGGCAGAAAGTGAAGATGGATCTTATACTTTGTCTTTAAATAAAGAAAAAGGTATCAAGGCATCAGATTGTGATATAAATAAATTTTATTATTTATTAGATTAAAAATTATTTAATATACCCCTAAAAAAATACAAGAATTATGTTATTAACAGAAGAAAAAATAGATCGCTATAAAATTACTGATATTTCTATCAATGGAATAGATTATTCAGATTATCCCGATTTTTGTGATGCTTATATTGAAGAGGCTACCTATAATGGTATTCCGCTAAATGAGGATCAATTAGATGAATTGAACGAAGATAGGGATTTTGTGTATGATAAAGTAATGAATTTTTTATTTTAATAATCTTATAAATTAAATAAAAGTTATGAAAAAAATAACAACATTAATATTGATGATGATAGCCATATCATCATATTCACAAATGGTTAAGACAAAACATGGCTGGGATTATTACTCCAAAACATATTTATTTCAAGAATATGGGGAAAAGGCTTTATATTTTAATAGGCCTTCAAAATTATCATTCAACGAAAATGACAATGGGTTAATGATAATATACACAAATGGACAAACAGAGACCTTCCATTTGACACAGGTTCACCCAATATTTACATCAGAAACGGATGGAGGCCATAAATACGATGTACATGAAATGTTAAATTATACAACATATACTGGATTGTATCTTCAAATTATATTTTCAGAAAAAGTGGTAATAAGATTCTTTTTCCAAAATGGATTTAGAGAATATTCATATTAACTTAATAAAAAAAATAATTGAAATGACCCCAAGAGAAAAAGCAGAAGAGTTATATAGTAGTTTTTGGATAAATAGGCATCTAGAAGAATCTAATGAAATAGCTAAAAAATTTTCATTAATAGCCGTTGAAGAAATATTAAATAGTTGCAAAACCTACTTATCCCCATATTATTTAGAAGTTAAAAAAGAAATAAATAAAATATGACATCAATAGAATGGTTAGAAGAAAAATTAAGTATAAAAGTATTATTGTCGGCCACATTGATAGTTTTACTTATGTATTTACCCCCAATATTTTTTGAATATACCAAAGCAAAGAATAAGATGAAAGTAATTGATACTCATAACGAGGGAGATCAGATAAAAAAAGTATACTCTCTAAAAAAAAATAACCAGTATAATTAAATATTAACAATTTAAAAAATTAAAAAGATGAAAGAACCAAATTTAACAAATCCAATTGATCTAAAATTAGCGGAATTGGTGGCTAGAAAAAAAGCTAAAAGTATTAATAACGATAGTGTTGACTTAAATAAATTATGGCCTAGTACATTATCTTCCAATACTAGGGGGGGATTTACCGCTACAGGGGGTAATTATGCTTCTATAGTAAAAGTAGATAGAAACTATAATGGCTAATTATAATCTTTAAAATAATTTTTATTGAAAAAAAAAATCAATTCGTTTAAAAAATAATTATTAATTTTGCACTTAAATTTAAAAGATATGTTACAAAGAATAATAAAAAAAGTATTTCCAAAAACTCACACCAGAATTTTTGATGAAGGGTATCTAAAGGCAGAGAAAGATGCAAAGACCCGCAAACTAACTAAGGATCAACAAAATTGGTACTATTGGGAACAAGAAAGACAAAGAGAAATAGCCATGAGAGATGGCGAAGAGTAAAATATTTAAACTAAAAAATTATAAATTATGATACATATAGTATTTAAAATGGATAAACAAGATGTTTTCAGTAAAGGTAAAACATACGAAGGCAATGTTTGCGATGCTTACCGCCAATGGGAAATAGAATTTCCAGATGCAACATTTATAGGATTATACCCTCATAATAAAAACTAATTTATGAAATTATCTTTAAATAAAACCAGATTGTACTATTATGATAGTGAATCACTTACTTTCAAAAAAGGTAAGTGGGTTAATGGGCTATATGTATCTTTTTTATTAAATATACTAATAATAGCTGGCTTACTTTCTAACAATGTTTCGGTAAATATGAAATATGCCAATATGTTAAATATTTTGAAGCAAAAAGAAAAAACTATTAAGCACTTAGAAGTAAAAAGCCAAGATAGTGCTACCGAATATGCTGATTTCAGGAGAAGTTTGCCTCTTAAATTAACATTAAGCGAAGAAAAAAGATTGAATCATTTGTACTTTACCTACAAAAGTTTGATAAATAAACATCATTGTCCTCATAATTTATTATGGTATATTGCATTTAAAGAATCAAGATTAAACTTAAATGCTAAAAATTCTAGTTCTTCTGCTCAGGGCATGTTTCAATTTATAAACGGAACTTGGAACGCTATGTGTAAGAGAGGTGGAATGGATGTTTTAAATAGATATTCTGAAGAAAAACAAGTAAAAATTATGTGCATTTATCTTGACTATCTTTTTGATAAGTATAAAAACTGGCAATTAGTACATAAAGAATATACTGGGGGAGTTATCTTATATAAATTACCCTACTACAAATAATAAATACAAACAAACCTATTATGAGCACCCAATCAACACAAACCAAAGATAGTATGCAAGATGTAGAATTTGATTTAGAAAGACTTTCTGCTGAAATAGATCAAGAGTTTCAAAAAACTCATACTAAATACACAGATAGTGCTGGATCAATCTACAATTCATATTCCAAGCTATTATTGGAATATAAAAACTTAATGGCAGAATCCTTTTTAGAGGAATTTAATAAGGAATGTAAAGCAGTAATATCCAATGCAAAAAAAGACTTAATTGAAGAGATCATTAAGGGGAGATCTGTAATACAAATAACTCAAAACAACCACACAATTGAGATCAATGTAGATCACATGGCTCATCCGCTTTATGAGTCTGCGTTAAAAAGTCTTTTACTATCTAAAAAACTTATGTTAGTCGGGCCTGCTGGTACAGGTAAAACTTATATGGTGCAGGAATTTGCCAAATCACTAAATTTACCTTTTTACAAATATTCTTGTTCAAGAGACAGTTCAGTTCACGACTTAATAGGATATAAACAACCTGCGTCAGAAACATATTTACAAACTACCTTTTTAAATTGTTATGAGAATGGAGGAATATTCTTAGTGGATGAATATGATGCTATGAGTGGGGATATGTCTCTATTCTTTAATGGAGTGGCAGATAATTCAAAGTCTATTTCTGTGCCTCATAGAGACAACAATCCTAATGCCTTGAAGCACCCTGATTTTTATATTGTAATGTGTGGTAATACTTGGGGTAATGGATCACAAGATTTCTCAGGAAGAGATTTTCAGGATATGGCTTTAATGGATAGATTTAGATTATCTAAATTATTTGTAAACTACCATCAACCCTTAGAAACTTTCTTGTGTGAATCAACCATGGTTTCTTATAAAGAGGTATTACTTTTAAGAGAATGTCTAGAACAGATAGGTTCCTATCTTTCAACTCGTAATATAGAAGATATTTGTATTATGGTAAAATCAGGGTTAAGCTATAATGCTTGTGTACTAACTTTACTTTCAAGTATGGAAGAGTCTGATAGGCAAAATTTACTTTCTAAATTAAATATTGATGCTCAATAGCCCATTGTTAAAGCTTGCAGAAAAATTTATACACTGCAAGTACCCTTCAAATTATAGACCTAAAGTACATTTAGAACAATTGCCTTCTGGTAAACATCTTATGCGTTTTGATAACTTATATGATCTATATTTTTATGACGATCCGAGAAATGTTGAAGACATTTGGAGTTCAGGATATGAAGGTAGTTATTATGTAGACCAAGACTATTTTACAGATAGGGGTATTATAAGTGAAGGAAAAAAAGATATTTTAAGAGATGCAGAAAAACAATTAAATGCCGATAGAGACTTTTTAAGTTTGATCCACTTAGGAAAAACTTACAAAAGAAAAATGGAATTAAATAAGTTTTCAGGAAACCTATCCGTAGTAGATTATGCAAAACAATCAGATAAAATATTTAAAAAAAGAGTGGAGGGTAAAAAATCAAAGACTTTGAACATAGCTTTTCAGGTAGGAACATTTTCTGATGAGAACTATGAAAAATCATTTGTTAAGATTTTAAAACTTGTTTTGTCTTGCCAAGCATTAAAAATATCGTTAAATATAGATGTATTTGATTCTGATACAACAGCCTTTGGGGATGATAGAGAGTCTGGATATACTATAGTTAATGTCGCAAAAGCAAGCAATAAAATAAACTTAGTAAATTTATTTGCTTTTTCGCATGAAGACTTTTTTAGGTATACATTATTTAACTCATACTTGGCTTATGGCCAATCCTCTGAAATTGGAACATTCCTTCAGGAAGAAACCATTATAAGCGACCTAAAAGACAGGTATGATATTATTGGGGGAAATATGGTAAATAAAGAATTGTCTGAGGATAGCACAATTAGTAGAGTATTAAAAATAGCTAATATATGAATATTGCACACGAAGAAAAAATTATTATAGATAAAAGTTATTTTAAAAGAAAAGATAACCAAAAGAAAAACTCTGAATCAAGGATAGATCCTAGTACATTAGAAGAAATTTTAGATTCAATATACCAACAAGAGTACTTAGATAGCTTAGATCTAATGCCAGAACCTAAAACACAAAAAGAATTAAATAGTAGTACTTCTACTTTCAAAGCAAAGAAAAAATATTTTAATTAACAATAAAAAAAAATTATGACAAAGAAAATAGATAATTGCCCAGAGGGCGGAGACGGCATAGTAATTATACCAAAGCCAGACTGCTTGCTTCCAAAAGACTATTCAAGATGTATTTCTGTAGATTGTCCTGCTAACGATTGCGCTAGGCTACAAAGCTATCTTTATGATGCACAGAGTGAGGATCCTATATTAATTTCTGATTTTGGACAGGACAAAAAAATAGAGTCAAAAGAAGATTGTGACTATTACCTATGAAAGCAGAAGTTCAGGAAAAAGCAGTGAACGCTTTTCTATCCTCTAAAGATAGACGATCCACTATTGCTCTAGCGGTAGGAATGGGGAAAACAAAGTGTGCTATTGACATTATCACTCACTACAGAAGCATCAATCCTAATTGTAAAATTTTGTTTAGTGGTGCCAGACAAATTTATATTAAAAACTTTAAAGATGAATTAAATAAATGGAATTGTTTAGAAAATAACATTACTTTTATTTGCAATAAGTCTTTAAAAAATTACAAAGAAAAATATGATTTGATTATTGTAGATGAAATGCACAAGGAGCAAGATCTTATATTGGAAAATTGTTTGAGACTCATAAGAATAAACCCTGCGGTATCTATATTAGGACTTACGGGTACTCCTAGTAATACTCATGAAATTCACAAGTACTTTCCTATTTGTTATTCCTACCTTATCAATAATGCTATTGATAATAATTTATTGAACAATTTTCAAATGGTAGTGGTTAAGTATAAAATGACTCCTGAAGAAAAAAGTGTTTATGATTATCATCACAAAAATTATCTGGCCGCTACCTACCATGAATCCTATCCTCCTGAATTAGGCAAACTAAAGCAGTTCTTAAATACGTTGCCTAGCAAAGTAGCTCTAACTAATAGACTAATTAATGAGAAATTTTCGGATAAAAAGTTACTAATCTATGCTGGCAGTATTGAACAAGGTGCTAGTTTCGGGTTTTCTCAATTTAATTCTTCTATGGATAATAAAACTAAGAAGAAAAACTATGATGAGTTCTATCACTCCAAATCAGGTAGACTAGTAAATGTAGGAATTCTGAAAGAATCCGTTAGTATACCAAATTTAAAGTATGGATTTGTGCTAGGAATAGATAGTTCTCCTTCATCAAAAGAACAACTTATCGGAAGATTTTGCAGGATAGCAGTACATGAGAAAAGTTTTATTTATTTCTTAGTAGCTGAAGGAACTTTAGAGGAAAAGTGGGTGTTGAATGGTATGGATAAATTTAAAGATAAGATTACAACGGTTAATGTAAATAAAAATAAAAATTAAAATATGTTTAACAAAGAAACAGATAGATTGAGTTATAGTTCTCTCACTAGGCTTATAAAAGAAGGGGTTCACGGTTTTTTAAACCCTGTATACAAAAGGAATAATGCTTTAGAGAAAGGATCTATTATAGACAAGATAGTTTTTGATGAGCCTATCACTGAAACTATTATAGATATTCCTATTCCAAAGCCTCAAATTAAGGCTATTATTGAAAATATTTTTACAGAGGAGTATAACTATGATCTTTCTATGGAAAACTTAGAAAAGGTTTGTGGTATATTAGATGTAAAATCCAAGAATTTTGAAAAAATTAAAGAATCCGTTCTGGAGTTTCCAGAATATATTGAATATGCAAAAAATCCAAAAGGTAAATTCCTAAAACCTAATTTTGAATTAGGAACCGCTATTGCCAATAATGTGCTAAAAGATAGGGAGGCCACCTATCTGTTTAGTCATGGTAAGGCCCAGTTTGAATGGACTTTTAATTATAGAGGGTTTACTATGTATATTAAAACAGATTATTTAAAAGTAGATCATAGTAGAAGAGAAATTATTATCACTGATTTAAAATCAAGTAGCTACCCTCCGAAATTTCCTGATAGTGTGCAAAAATATTTATACCATTTACAAGGGGCTTTGTATACAAAAGGAGTGGAAGACTGGATGGAGAAAAATGATTTGAACCATTATGTACTAAAAACTTTTCATTGGGTTGTGTGCAATTCTACCAAAGTGGACAGTGTTCTGGTATATCCACTCTCTTATAAAGACGAGACGGAAGGAAATAGAATTTTAGAAGAAACTCTCGATAAGATTGACAAGTACATTGAAAATGATTGGCAAGAAATTCCTGAAGAAGATACCTTAACTTTTTTCTAAATGGCAAACTACATAATCACAAAAAATAAACTTTTCTTTGAGAAAATAGGGGAGTACAATTACTGTAATCTTGAAGATATGCAACTCACTGAGATAATAGCTGTAGATACAGAGACCACTTCTTTATCTGCATTTGAGGGGGAAATATTTGCAATACAAATTGGGACAGGATCAAATAATTATCTAATTGATCTTCAGAATCACAAAAAAAATAAAATATTCTTAGAAGAAGTTGTTCCTTATATTTTAGACAAGGTTATGGTGTTCCATAATAGTGCATTCGATTTGAGTTTCTTCTTTATAAAGAATTACTTTCCAAAAAGAGTGGGAGACACAATGTTGGCATCTATGATTTTACACAATGGAGAATTTGGAGTTTCACATTCTTTTAAAAATTGTATGGAAAGAGAGCTTGGTATTATATACGACAAAACAGAGCAAGCTAATATATCTAAGGTTCAGCTATCCCAGCCTTCAACAATTGAATATTGCTTTAATGATGTTGATAGACTGTTGGATTTACATAATAATTTAGTACTTAAACTCAAGGAGTATGAAGCCATAGATTCTTATAAATTACATTGTAGACATATCAGGGCCCTTACATACATGGAGTTATGTGGCCTTCCAATATCAAAGGATAGATGGAAATTAAAAATGGATAGAGATTACTCTCAATACAAAAAATGTGAAAGAGAAATTATTGATTATATTTTTGACAATATGCCCCAATATAGAGATTTACAATTAGATATGTTTAGCGATGAAAAGAAAATAAATTGTCTACTAAGTTCTCCTAAACAAATGATAAATGTATTTAAAGACTTAGGTATAAAGGTAACTTATAAAGAAAAAGGAGAGATAAAAGAAAGCTTAGAAAAAGGAGTTATATCTAAGTCCGACCATGAGTTTGTAAAAATTTGGCTTAAATATAAGGAAGTTGAGCACAATGTAACCACTTTTGGGGAGGGTATTTATTCTAAAATAAGAGATGGAAGAGTCTATACACATTTCAAGCCTATTATAGATACGGCAAGAATTGCTTCTAGAAAAGGGGAGATCAATTTTTTAAACTTTCCCGCCAACAAAGAAACAAGAGAATGCTTTGAAGCAAATAAAGGATTTGACATTATCGTAGCTGACTATGCAGGACAAGAAACAGTTGTTGGTGCCGACATTACAGGAGATAAAGCCATGATTGCTTCCATAGTGGAAGGGAAAGACCTACACTGTGCTTTTGCCAGAGTACTCTACCCAGAATTGGCGGACCTTTCTGATGAAGAAATTATAAAAGATCATAAAGCTAAACGTAATGCCTCTAAGGCCCCGCGATTTTGTTTTCAGTTTGGAGGTACAGGATTTACTTTAGCAGAGAATGAAGGGCTTTCCTTGGAAGAAGGAGAACGTATTGAAAAATTATTTAAAGAACTTCATTATGGGGTTTATTACTACGGGGAGACTAAACTTCAGGAAGCCTTAGAACTAGGGTATATTCAATATGCAATGGGCTTTAAATTAAAGCTACCAATGTTTGATATTTTCAAAGAAAAAGATGATAAGATTTCAAATTTAGATAGAAATTTTTGGAATAAATATCGTATGGGAAAGCAAGAACATTTAAGATGCGAGAAAGCTAAGGAAAGAGGCAAGGTATATGCTATAGCAGATATGGAGGCATATAATTGCTTTAATGCCAATAAACTTATGATGAAAGACTATTTCAGCTTAAAGTCTCAGTATATGAGATTATGCTTAAATGCACCTACACAAGGAACTGCGGCCCATCAAACTAAAATGGCTACAGTATTGTTATTTAATGAAATTGAAAAAAACAATGACTATTGGAAAGCAAGGATAGCAAATGTAATACATGATGAGATAGTTCTGGAGACTGAAACACACCTGTCAGAAAAATATGCTAGAATACTAGAAAAAAGTATGATAGAGGGAGGTAATATATTTCTAAATAATCCTGTATTATTTATGAGTGCGGAAGCCAATATTGGAAAATCATGGTATGAATCCAAATAAATTAAACTTAAAGTTATGAGAAGAAAAACAGTAAAAAAATCAGACACTCCTACTCCTAGGAAGAAGAAAAAAGTAGTAAACCCCAGAGTAGTAAGAGAATATTGCGGAGGCACAATGACTAAAGCTGCCTTCTTTGGGGCCATAAGAGCTTTTTTAAGACAAAGATGGTTATATTCTTGTCCTTTTAGAAAAGAGATCCTTAAAAGAGCTTATTCTGCCTTATTAAAAAAATGGCAATGCAATGATTGTAAAAAAATGTTCTTAAAGAAAGAGGTGGAAGTTAACCACATTGAACCCTGTGGTAGCTTGAGAGATTACCACGAAATAAAAGCATTTCACGACAGGTTATTTGTAGAGGATATAAGTAAGCTAGAGGTGCTTTGTAAAGATTGTCACAAAAAATTTACAGAAAAAAGTAAAATAACTATTGACATTTAATAAAAATGTATTAATTTTGCATCAGATTAAAAAACAAAGGGAAAATATGAATTACGAAGAAATGGGAAAATTAGTTATTAATCTTCCCCAACTAAAAATTATCCAATCTTTAATAAAGAAAGGATTTATTAGAAGTTTACATACTGAAAAATTAGATAATACTGATCCTTCAAATTTTGAAATAACAGAGTTTGGTAAAGCTATTCTTAATGGAGAAAAATATCAAACTCTTGTTTCTGAAGAATTCTTAGAGGAATATATGAGATTGTTTAGTAAACAAAATTTACAAGGAATAAATAAAAAAGCCTTTAGTCCTAAAAATAAAGTTTTATCTAAATTAGAATCTTTTATGAGAAAGTATAAAGTTTCTAGTAGTGAAATACTTCATGCGGTTGATTACTATCATCAAAATGCAGACGATATTCGTTATACATTGGATGCCCAGTATTTTATTGAAAAAGACGGAGGAAGTTTATTGATAGATACTATTAATGAAATGAAAGAAGGAATATTTAGTAACCAAGATAAACTCGTATTTTAATGGATATTGTAAAAGTAATAGAAGAAAGCAGGGATTCATTAATACAAGGACATATTAATTCTATTCCTATGCCATTCAACGGCACAAGAAAAGCATTTAGTGGTATATTTCCAGGTGCTATGGTTTGTATTACCGCTGAAACATCTGTAGGTAAAACCTCTTTGGCAAAGTATATATATTTATTTAGTGTTGCGGATTATATTTTAGACGATCCTTCTTTTAAATATTTTAACTATAAATGTCTATGGTTTGGTTTAGAAGAATCCGAGGAAGAATTTCATATTAGTATCCTTCAATATGCAATTGCTAAATACTACCATAAAAATTGCACACAGGATGAACTATTGAGCAGAATAGATCCTATTTCAGAAGAAATAATTTCTATGATAAAATCAGATCCTGTTCAAAAATACTTCAACACTGTAAAGGATTTTACTAAATTTGACGATCATACTGGACATGCTACAGGTATTTATAAAACTTGCCAAGAATATTCAAAAGAAATAGGTGAGCACCATTATAAAGAAAAAGAAATTAGTGGAGGAAAAACAATTAATGTTTACAGTCATTACACGCAAAATGATCCTAATGCAATAGTGGCAGTAGTTATAGATAACGTAAACATTTTGGAATTAGAAAAAAATGAGCTAGGAATGTCTCTTGACCTTTCAGGATGTATAGATAGACTTGTAAATACCTACATGAGAAAACAAGTTTCAAAGCATTGGAAATGGCATGTATGCTGTGTACAACAACAGCAAATGGCCGCAGGAGATTTGAATCACTTTAAAGCAGGCAAGCTTGAACCAGAACCACAGAAGCTAGGAGATAATATCAAAGTAGCAAGGTCTTACCAAGTTATAATAGGTTTGTTTTCTCCATATAAACATAAGATGACAAATTACTATAAGTATCAGATTTTAAACTCTGACAGAACTGACGGATTTGAAGAATGCTTTAGAACTATTCACATTTGTAAAAACAGATTTGGTAGAACAGGAGTTGCAGAACCTCTATTCTTCAACCCCAAAGGCTTTAGTTTTTTTAGTATGCCAAAACATGATGACACCCAAAATTTAAACCAATTATTAACCTATAAAAAAACAATTTTAAAAGATGAGTAATTTAACATTGCCAACACAAAAGATTCCAGCATCAGTTGTGAATCCAAGAACAATGGTTATTTTTAGCCAGAAAAAGACAGGGAAAACCCATGCACTCAGTGAGTTGGAGGGTAATCTCATTATTAACTTCGAGCATGGTGCCGATTTCTATGAATCCATGAGGATTAACATAGACTCATTGCAACAGTTTGATGAATTAGCCCAGCTTTTCCACAAAGAAAAACCTCATTACAAGTTTATTACACTTGATACGGTTACTTCTTTGAAAGAGAAACTATTGAATCAATTAGCAGTGAGAACCTATAACAAAGATACAGGCAAAAGTGAGGCCGCTGACTTTGATATTGATAGATTGGAGTATGGAAAGGGCCAAGTATATAAAAGAGAAGCCTTGTTTAAAATCATGGAGTTCTTTACAAGATTTTGCGATACGCTTATTATTGTAGGACACGTTGCAGATAAGTCAATCTCTACTTCAGGACAAACAATTAAAGAATTGAACCTTGAAGGTAAGTTGAAAGATTTACTTGCTCTAAGAGTAGATGCAATTGGTTACATGTATAGAAATACAGAAAAACCTAATATAAATATGCTTTCATTTATCCATTCTGAAGAAATTGTAGGAGGCACAAGATGTAAGCATCTTAGAAATAAGGAATTTGAAATCTCAGAACTTATCAACGATGATAAACTAGAGACACATTGGGAAAAGATTTTTATTTAATAACACACACAAACAATATTTTTTAATTTTTAAAACAATTTAACATGAACAGTAATGTCAAAATTTCAACTGGCGGAGGTGCCAAAAAATTATTCTACGGAGTATCTACCTTTATTCCTAGTATGATTAACCCAAACAAATCTACCCTATCTGAATTCTTAGGCAGAGATTTAGAAAAAGAACCTGAATATCTAACTACAAAAGATTTAGATGGAAAACAAGTGAGAGTATTAAAGCTTGATATTTGGGGAACTCTTCCTCAAGCCGAAAACACAAAAACAAAGATTACATTTTGGTTAGAAGCTAGGCACGATATTTCAAGAAGTGGAAAGCAAAAATACATTAATGGCCAAGGCCTTACTTCCTACAATGAAGATCCTTCCGTTATGAATAAAAACAAAATGTGGTACTACGGAGAGAACCAAAGAAAAGCTATGGTTGGGGAAGACACTGTAGTGGATTTTTTCATCAACTTGAAAAATTGGGAAACTGATTTGTCAAAATACACTATGAGAGATGGAGATGTTCCAAGTATTTTCCTCCCATTAGAGAAATTATTTAAGCAAGATTATTCTGACATCAATCCTTTATTTGAAGAGGGAAGAGGAATCCGAGTTTATGTAGGTATTCGTTCAAGTGAAAGCAACGGAAAAACATATTATGATATGGATATTTACACAAAGGCTTTCATAAAAGATTACCCAGGAGCTAAAAACTTTGATAAAATTATCAATGCTCTAAAAGGAGAGTATTCTTCTTTCAAAAAGAATATCGCCCCTATTACAGCTAATTTCTTAGAGTTTGACCCAAATGAATTAATGTCAGAAGAGGCAGATATGACAATGACTTCTGCTTCAAATGACATGGGATTTTCAGATGACCTTCCATTTTAATCAATAATTATGTTCACTTTAGATCAACAGAGCGATATATGGAGAAACTATTTTGGAAGTTGGGAAGCCAAGGGCACCTATAGTAATCCTTTAAGATCAGACAAATCACCAAAATGCTATTTTAAGGTTATTAATGATAAGATTTTATTCATAGATTGGGCCAATCATCCTACACATTCTGACTGCATTTCTTTTGTATCGCAAAAGTATAACTTAACTAATAAAGAAGCTATTACAAAAATAAATTATGATTTAAAGTACACTAATAGAGTGAAAGGAGGGTTTTCAGGAGAAAACAAAGGGGTGGCAGTAACACCCCTTTCTTCTTCTCCCGCTATCAATACATACACTCAACAAGTAGAAGAGAAGATAAATTATTCTGTAATAAAGAAACCCTTCTTTGCAAAGGAAGATATTAACTACTGGAAAAAATTTGGTATAACAGAGGCTATATTAAAAAAATATGATGTATGTCCTGTAAAATTCGTTTTAAGAAATGGAATATTAAACTATTCTAGTAGCGAGTATAATCCTATATTTGGTTACTACCAACACAATCAACTTTTTAAAGTGTATAATCCCATAGGGCTTCCTATGCAAAAGTGGAGAACAATTAAAGCAGTGCTAGAGGGGTTCCCTCAACTTGAATATAAAACAAATGTATGCTTTATCACTTCTTCTTTAAAGGACACTATGTGCTTAGATTCTTTAGGATATGATGCGTTTAATCTGCCTTCAGAAAACAGTTACAAAATATTGCTACCTATAATTGACGAATTATTTAGTAAGTTTGATCAGGTTTATGTATATTTGAACAATGATGAAGCTGGTAAGAAATTCTCAAGACTATTGACTTTAGAAATTGATAACAGATTAAAGTATATTAACAATCCTTCCGATTGGAGGCAAACAGATCCTTCTGATGTTATAAAAGAGTTAGGAGTTGAGCCTTTAAGAGAAGTTATAAAAGAAAAATTTTCAAGAGACAATGTTATTTTAACAAATAAAAATTAATAAAAATGATAGTAAAAATAAAAAAATTAAATGAACTTGCAGTAATACCTTCTTACGGAAAACCAGGTGATGCTGGAATGGACCTGACTTGCACGGAAGCTCTTTTAGATGCTTCAGGGTGCTATGTTTACAAAACAGGATTAGCTGTAGAAATACCTGAAGGATTTTTTGGTCTACTGGTGCCAAGATCTTCTGTAGCAAAAAAATCTCTAATACTCACCAATCACGCAGGAATCTTAGATTCAGGGTATAGAGGAGAAATTATGTTTAAATACAAGCCTAATTACCAATACTTCTTACAAAGCGAAGAAATAAAAAATGAACAAATTTATTTAAAGGGCGAGAGAGTGGGACAATTAATAATTATGCCTTACCCTGAAGTGGAGTGGGAAGTTGTTGATGAACTTTCTGATTCTGATAGAGGGGATGGCGGATATGGCAGTACGGGTATTTAATAAACTAAAAAATAAATTATGAGCACTATAAGTATAACAAATAGAAATAATTCTTACAAAG